TAGAACCTACGGGTGTCTAGCGTTGTGCCGTCCTTATCCTTTAGGTTGATGTCATAGTAGTTCGTGTAGGTCAATGGCTCACCAACGCTATCGGCCCAAGCCGTGAGGTTAGTAACGCCACAAGGTAAAAGCATAATCCTATTCTCAGGCTGTACACCTTGAAGGTCTGCCTCACTAATACGGATGTCTATATTGTAGCCTCCGTCACCTAGTATCTCTACAATGTCAAGACCGATATTAGCACACTGCGTACCGCCTTCAACCGTGCCACCATCAGCAAGCACCCTATCCTTGTAGGCCCAATAGATGTCGTACCCTTCTCCCCATTTACCTAGGTATACGGGCACGACCTCATTGCCAGAGTCCTGTATGTACTTAACAGCATTGACAGAGGCAAAGCCTTTGTCTACCTCTTTGTTTGCCGCCTCTATAAATATGTGGTAACCATTAGACACCTCGAAGATGTCTGTGCTTCCTGTATCGTTAATTGTTTGTGGTGGGTTAGCCTTGTTGATATAGTTTACATCGTAGTCTACCTGTACCCAATACACTGAGCCGTCAGGGACATAGCTGACATCTGTAGGATCAAAGCCTGTGTAGTCATTGTCTATGTACTCCTGCACAAACTTAGAGATGTCAAAGGATACATCTTGCCCTGCGAACACATCCCTAAAAAGGGTGTAGGTCGCTGAGGCAGGTTTACTGCTCCTCGAGCCATTCCATATAAAGACCTCAATAGTCGCATCCGTTATAGAGGATGCAAGACTTGAGTAGTTAGCTGTGATGAATATAGGACTGCGTGAGCCTACTAAACTGCTTGGTGCTATTATTGGCATACTAGAAAGGTTTTATCTCCTTCAAAAATTCGTCTACATCTTTACCGAGGGCCACCAAGAAATCAGGTGGCAGCTTTTCAAACTCGTCTCTAAACGGCTGACTGAACCACTCTGTCTTGGGTATACCTCGCATCTTAATCTTGCGAGCAATACCCAACGCAAAGCCCTTCTTTGCTTCTTCAGTCTGCTTAACAAACTGATTGGTCTCAGGGTCTCGTACCTTAATCCTGCGTACCCTCATCCACTCAAGGATGAACTTTGTAGGGGGCTGCTTACTCCTAAATGAGAAACGGCTGTTACCTGGCACTCTATACTTGACACCATCAACACCCTCATCTAGGTAAGTACCATAAGGCACATTAAAGAAGAAGTCAAGTGCAGGGTGTGGTGATAGGGCAGTGACAAAACTGACACTATCCTTTAGGCTTCCCGTGGCTACATTTCTTCTACGCTTTATAGTCCCGTCATTATATCTAATGCTACGAGTAGCCCCAAGGTTGAGTTGTGCTGCTTTCTTAACACGCTCACCAAAGGCTTTCATCACTGCCTCCTGATTGGCTTTTCTTATCCTTGTTCTTGACATATGTCTATCGTGTTCGGTACACTGATATTTAGCGTTACTGACCAACCCACAAGTAGGTTCTCGTAACGATCCATAAATGGCTGACAGCTTGGGTCACCCTCTAGCTGATACTTGTCAGAGAACAGGTCACCACGCTTCAGGGCTTGCACCAAATCATTAACAACATAGAACTGAGTGTTGAGTATGTCCTGTTCAATACCCACTCCGTAGAATGGCTCTGCCTCATCTCTAGGGTCATCCTTGCTTACGTCTGCAACATCCATACACATAACGCTAATAGAGAAAGTAGCAATCTGATTGCTGATTGTAGCGTTATCTATCATCATATGGGACAGGGGGAAGATGCTCTGCTTGTTCAGGTCTACCTCCATAATGTCCCCAAAAGTAACCGTGTTCACCTGAGCGTTCGCCTCTAGGTGGTTCTTGATTGTTGTAAGAATATCATATACCATAAAAGGTTAACCCCTTTGCGCCCTATTTGTAGCACAAGCGGTTAACCTTTCTTCTTGAGTAGCATTCTCTCTACCTCATTCTTCTCCTTGTCGAATATCATTTTGAGGAACACACGCTGAAAGGCTTGGTTAGTTACAGCCTCGTATTTGTTGATGTCTCCCCCTGCCAGATGGTCTATGCTTCCATACCAACCCCACTTCCTTGAGAAGTTGGCTTGAAGGCTGAGGTCAGTATGTCCTTCGGGTTCTTCGGCAAAGAGTTCGGGGTATCGCTCGATAACTCCTTTCTTAAAGTCCAAAAAAAAAGCGTTGCACCTAAGCCTGCTCCGAGTGGGAAGTCCTTGTATCCCTCGTTAGGCTGATACTCTTCTATGTCGTACTTACTACCTACCCTCTCTGTAATCGGGCGGTAGAGTACGCCTAGTGCCTTGTGCATATTTTGCACATCAGTAAGGTAGCTGTCTAAATCTATGTACTCCCCAAAGGTTAACTCCTCTAGGTTAGGGACGAACCCATAGTCCTTACCTCGGTACTTAACGATGGGCTGTAGCTTGTGATCTTGGGCCAACATCTCAAAGAGTTCGTTAGTCATCGCATAGAAGTCTGTGGTCTGCATCTTGAGGGCCTCCCGTATTGGTAGCCCTAAGAATATCTCTGCAGCTTTCAGGGTCTTGAAGTTACTCTCCCCCTCTTCTATCGTCACATACTTCTGATACTGCTCAATGGTTAACTCATCAGCGTGCTCAGGGAATCGGACTTTAACGTACTGCGTATCTGCCATAATTAGGTCTCGTTAGTTTATTGTAGGTTGCGTATCGCATAGCATCGATGGCGTGGTTAAATGCATCTATAGGTTTGTTGAGTAGCTTGCCGTTCTTATCCTCTACCCATTTATAGTTCCTCATCTCTTTAACCAGGTTGTGACCTGAGCAGTTTAGCTTGTACCGCTTGAGTACGTCTATCCCTGCGTTGATGGAGTCAGCCCCCTTCTTGGTGGGCTTGACATTCCATCCCATTCTATAGAGTTCCTCGATACTCTTAGGCTCTGCCGAGTCAGCAAATATCTCAGCCCTGCGGTCTATACCTAGGGCTTTCATTTTCTCAGAGATGTCTCTATTGGTAAGGTTGGTTTCATACAGCAGTTCCTTGATGTATAGAGAATGGTCTTTGCTATACACAGCGACTAGGGAGGTAGGGTCATTAGTAAACCCGAAGTCCATCCCATAGGCTAGGAAGGTGCAGCCCTCCTCAACCTCTCCCTCTTGGAAGGTAAAGACGGTTGCCTTGCTCTGGCCTCGCTCCCCTAAACCATAGATGCGCCAATAGTCCTCATCGGTATCCTTGAGCCTCTCAATCTCTGAGACAATGCTGTGATCCAAAAAGGGGTTATCGACATAGGTGCTTTTGATGAAGGTGACATCGTCACGGGTCAGTAGCTTATCGTATATCCAATGGAAGTCATCGGAGGGGTTGTAGTCAAGGTATATCTTTTCAGTGGTACGCACGAGTAGCTGAAAGAAGTCTTCCCACGTTAGTTCATTCGCCTCATTGCAGAACAGGTAGTTCCTCCTTGCCCCCCTCTTTTTCTGAGGTTGGTCAAGGGAAACAAACTCAATGATGTTTCCGTTAAGCCTGTAGATATGCTCTGACTTGTTATGGTTCTTCTCTGAGTACAGCCCTGCGTTGGTCAGTATCTCTATGAAGTCCCTCATCGCTGTCATCTTTAATGACGGCAGTGACTTCCTTACAATGGTGAATACCTTACCCTGTTCGGATAGGGCTAGTACCATAATGAGTTGTAGAAGTGAGTAGGTCTTGCCAGAACGTGTCCCCCCTTGGTTGACTACAATCTTGGTAGGGGCTTCCCAATTCCTCTCAAATATCTCACTCGTCTTTATTGCTACGCTTGACAATTTCTATCTTGACTTCGTTAATTTCCTCGTCTGTCTCAATCTTATTCTCGACCCTAGCGAGTTTAGGGGTGGTGTACTCTGCCATCTTGTTGATGATGTCTAAGGCCTCTTTGGGGGAGTCCTTAGCCACCTTGTTTAGCCAAGTGGTCATATTCTCTAGGTTATCCTCTACGAGCTTTGTAAAGGCTTCTCTAATTGTATTGGTGGTTTTGTTAACAGAACCCTTTGGTCTGCCGTTAGGGTTTCCACTCTCCCCCTGTTTAAACTTTCCCATCTGTTTAATCCTGTTGTTTACAGGTTAACCTAAAAATCAACAAATCGTTTTAGCAGTTCCTGTTCATCTCTAGCGAGTTGCCCCCTTAGGTGCACTTGTATGAGTACATCTAAGAGGGCTTTGTAGTTGTGCTTGTTTATAAGCATCAGTTCAGTACCTGGTTCTTGGATCATCAGAACTTCAGTAATCGTTTTCGTCTCTCGTACTTTCGTATGAGTCTACCGAGGTTCTCTAGTTGTATGTCTGTCCCCTCGTTAAAGCCTGTGTGGGCTGACGAGGTGACGGTGTTTATTATATCCCATCGTATATCAGTGAGGTATTTCTCTGTGTATCTGATGTGGCGTTTCTTTCGGAGGTATGCTTTAATCTTTCTTTTCATATCTCTTGAGTATTTTCTCTAATGCTTTGCAGCGTAGGTATTCCCTGCGGAGCATATAGAGTACCATTATGGTAACAAGTATTAGGCTAATCATTTTCTATTCCGTTATCGTTAAGGTCTCTATTCATTAGGTGTATCAGGCAGTTGTTCTGGCTCATCTCTTTCTACTTTTTGAATGGCTTTACGTTCAATGATGCGCTCGGCAATTTTGTTGCCGACTCGCTGCATTGCCCGTCTTGCTCTTCGGTTGGGTTTATGGTCATTCATCTCTCTTTGGTGTTAAAGGTGTCAAGCATCTTGTGCAGTCTACTTGACATAGTGTTCTATTAAAGACACAAAACCCTATTGTTCTGTATCATTATTGGTTTCTATATGCCTCCGCATACAATCTAAAGGCTTTGCCGTTTTTTATATGCTTTGGCATATTGTAAGGTTTTACCCTTACTTTGTTTACCATATCGTCAGGTTTACCCTTACGTTGTGACAATTTAAGGTTCATCATTGTGAGGATTTGCGATTTGCGAATTATCGTGGGTCTATGTCTTCTTCGGTTATTGATATAACAATGTTATTGTACTTGAGGCTCTGGAGTGCTCGTCTGCACTCCCTAGCCTTCTCTATAGTATCAAAGATTGCTTCAAACCTATCTTCTACATATACTCTAAACTTTCTCATAGCTCTCCCTGTATAGTATAGTTGTTCACCTCTTGCTGAATCTCCTCAAGCGTGCGATCCTCGAAGAAGTCGCTGTACTGCTGAAGGGCGTACATCACCTTCTCCTCCCCTTTGTTGTAGAAGTCCTCAGAGACTGAGTACACCCCTACATCACAACTTAGCTTATCAATCACCAAGAACTTAAACTTAGTGTAGTCTACATTGAATAGACGGCAGTAGATATACACCTGTACATCATACGAGTATTTATGTCTAGCGGAGTATACAAAGTTCCTCAGGTCAGAAGATGTCTTGAGGTCAATGATAGTGCCGTCATTCTTTATGATGTCAGCCTTACCTCTAAAGGGATACCCCTCTATGTAGTCAACAGCAGGCTGTTCAAATGAGGCATCTCTTAGAAGTTCTACCGCTTGGGCATTCTTAAATATAGCCTCGGTCATACGCTCTGCTAGGCTGCGCTCCTTGACCGTGTATAGTAAATGGTTAGGGTGTTCTGCTTTCGCATCTTTCCACTTCTTAGCGTTCTTACTAGCCACATCAATAAACGTCATCTCGTCTATCTTGTGGGGTTCTAGTATCATAGTGTGGATGAGCCTACCATCCCGTAGGGCTTGGCTGTTAGTCTCCTCCCCGTACTGCATTAGATTGTAGTACGTCCTAGGGCTGTCGAGTAGCTTCTTTAGGTTACTGCTACTAAAGGCCACCTTACCTAGGTAGCCGTAGTAGAAGTCATCATCGTGGGCTCTCTCTACGAGGTAGCTTTGGGCGTGCTCCTCTCCGTTTAGCATTCTGATTTTCATATCTATTCTATTTGGTTAATCCCATTGCAAGCAAAAAGCGTTGGCCCTTGTCAGGGTCAATGCCTTTTATCAATCTATAAATAAAGGCAGAGGCTCGCTTTGTAGAAGCTACCTCCGCCTTTGTGCTGTCTACCCCTAGGTTAGTGTATAGGGATGCATCTATCCTTAGGAGTTCGTCTATCGTCTCCTTGTCCGTTAAGGCATCCTCGAATACTATCTGTGCCTTGTAAATCGCTTCAGTGTGTTTCATCATTTCTGTAGTTGTATTTGACGTTCTACTATCTCTTCATCATCACATTCGCAAGAAGAACTACTACACTCTCGGCAGCAGTTGCACTGCCAATCGTCATAACTCGTCTCACCACATATCTCACAGGTAGCATCGTGGTACTCTTGATAGCTTGCAAGTTCTCTGTCTAGGTAGTCCATTATACAGGTAGATTAAATAGGTTCTCAATCAACTGATACAACGCTAGCATCCCAATGATCCCGGCTACAGCCAGGAGGGATGCAGCACCACCATAAACAATGTTTTCCTTTCGTGTAAATACTCTTTTAGACATAAGCATAAAATTTAGTTATGCTCGAATATACACAAAACAATTAACAATCAAAATAGGTTAGGTAATTTCTTTCCACAATCCATCGACCTTAGAATACCAACTGCAGTGATTCTTAGGTACTCTGTAGAAAGCATCCAAGCCAGAGCGGTCTCTCTTGTTTATGCTTCTTATCTCTTTGTACTCCTGCTTAAATATGTCCTTGCTGTGGGCAAGACATATAGACTCAGTCTCCCTACAAACAATGCAGTAATAGAAACCGTGCTTCTCCCATTTCTTCTTACGACCTAGGAAGGACACGCTGTCAAACTTAAAGTCGTGCGCACCCGTGAAGGGGTAGCCCGACTTTACCTCAGCCTCAAAGAAGTGAGACCTGCCGTCTTGATCCACCACCTCAAGGTCAACAAAATAGTCTTCTACATCTACTATCTCATTAACCCAATCAAGGCTGCCAAGGAAGTCTTTAACCACCTCCTTGGCAAACCTGTCGTTCTCATTGTAACTGCGTTGGCTGAACTTTCTAGCGTTGAACTTCATATTGGCTTAGGTCGGTGATTTTTATTAGCGTGTCTCCATCGTAAAACTTAAATACAGGATGGACGTAACTAACACGATAGCCGCCATAAGAACCGCTAATGTCAAAGCGAAACTCTTTGTTTCCGTAGATAGTTGTAATGCCTTGGGCTTCTTCATAGTCTTGTACTTTATGGCCATTAGCAAACAGCCAAAGCAAAAGTAGCTTACACTTTTTTGTATTCGTCATAGACTTTTCTAAGGTCGTTAATCCACGCCTTCCAAGTCTTAGGGCTACAACTGCAGGGTATGTCAAACTTGTGATTAAATACCCTTGCGTGTATCTCTGCCAGGGGTCGGGTATACTTCTCGTTTACCTTCATACCATCAAACTGAGCATAGAACTCCCCTAGGAACTCGTGCTCGTGCTCTAACAAACATTCGGTATGCTTGTATGGGAAGAGCGCATTCAGTTTCTTCTTGCGCTCGTCACAGCCGCAATCGATTCCTGTAGCCTCGGCAAACATCTCGACAGCTTTCTTTATACCTGTGGCCTCGGTTATCTTCTCAACCGTGTCCCCCAATCCTTTGCTCTTAGTTGAGGATTTCTTTTTTGTACTCTTGGTACTCTTCGTAGAGGTTTTCTCTGACATAATCTTTCGCTTTATTAAGTGTTGTAAAAATGGTTCTTAAACTGATGGTAGTCTCCTTCTCAATGTCCCTCATCGATAAGTCTGTTGTGTGGTACAACTCGAACATCTTATAGTCAAACCAATGCATCTCTCTGGCCTTGTCAAATATCGTGTCAAGAAAGCGGTCAAGGCTTTCCTCATTCTCACGACCTAACTCTTCACTAAACTCATCGTGCTCGTGGTACTCATCCACAAAAACTAGAAGGTCTTTTTTGTCCTGATACTTCCTGACCATATTACGAAGAGTGACCCAAACGAATAGCTTATTGGGTTCATCTCCGTACATAATCCTCTCAGGATCGTCAACGTACTTATTAAGCCTCAGGTACATCTCCTGCACGATGTCCTCGGCATATGCGCCTGCACCAAACTTATAGGCCATCTTAATCCATTCCTTATGGTAGGCAGCAAGTAATTCTAATAGGTTCATTCTCCTCTCCCTTCCGTAGCCCAAGTGACTACAATAGCCAAGACCCCAAAGCACAACTGCAAAGAGTGGTACTTGGGGTCTTGAAAGTCTTCATCCATCTCGGAGTTCCAATAGTTAACTCCTACTATAAAACCTGCTAGGGGTGCTACATCAATCGCTAAGTTCATATTCGTGTTTCATTTCTTTTATAAGGCGGTCTTTGTTACGAACCTCAGTACGCAACTCCAACATCTCCTCACGCAACTCATCAAGACGTTGCTGAAGGAGAGCGTTGTGCTTCGTTAGCTGCCACTTCTCCGTACCTATCTCTGAGCCTCTTAGCTTCTCAATAATTGTGCAACTCTCATTAAACAATTTCATATAGCTGCTGTCAAAGCGTAGGTTCATCTCGTGGGACTTTGTGGCGTGGATAACCGTGGCGTGATCTTTACCCGTCACCCTCGCTATCTCCAAGGTTGTATACAACTCTCTAGCAGCCACCATAAAGGCAAACCTTGCCATTACATTGGGTCGCTGTCTGTTTCTCTGTATGTTGTGAATATCAACGTAGTGGTTGTATTCCTCCTGTAATTCTAATATGCTTGCTTTCATCGTAAGTATTCATCTAGTTCATCAAACTGCGCCTCATACTTAGATACCCGTTCACTGAGGTTTCTTATCGTCAACTTTAACTCAGCGTTCTTTGCTTGGGCATCCCATATGAGACGCTGCACTTCCTCTACCATATCAATGGCAGAATCCATAGCACCATACACACTCAATACATCTAAGAAGAGGTTCATCTCTTCTTCATTATTTGGGTCTTCAGGTTTTATGCGGTTGGCTATATCAGTCAAGAGTTGGTTCTTCGTGCGTAGCCAGAGCAAGGTCATACTCTTGCTCTCGGCATACCTCCATCTGTCACTATCTAAAGGGTGTCTCTCTTCACTCATCGTTTATAAATATAGTATAAGTTTAGGCTAAAATGGTAAGTCACCTTGAACTTTCTCTGAAGTTTCTAACAGGCTCTCTCCGTCAATCTCAAACCCTGCGCTACCTGGCTTCATCCGCATCATAATAGGGTCATCATACGGAGTCGGTTTTCCGCCCGTCTCCGTCTCTTTGACCTTAAAGCAGTGTATGTGTGTGTACATCCACTCGGTAGGGTGAGTTGTGAGCCTATGTATACACCACATATCATCAGCCCTATTTCCCCACTTACCGCCTCCTTCAACATCGCCTACGCTAGGGGGCTTAGTCATACCTGCGTACTCGTGCTGTGCAGGGTACTTGTTTCGTAACGCTCCCGTTACTGCGTGCGTATTTACCCACACACTGACCTTCTGCTGCTTGGCCCAATTTCGCAAAGCTGTAGCCACCTCGTAGTCATACTCGTGGCCACCTAATGCTTGAAACATCTTAGGTTCTTTCCTGAGCGAATTATATGGATCAATAAGAAAACCGTCTATGCCCTCCTCGCTATTGATGTCAGTAGCCTCCTCAATCAAATCCTTATAGGAGTACATCTTCTTATCAGCATCCAATATAATAAAGTGACCCATAATAAAACGCATAGCCTTCTGCATCTCATCCTCCTCAACTTTGTTTATAGTCTTACCCAAATAGAACTGCACAATCTTTATAGCGACACTCTCTGGGGTGTTCTCGCTGCTAAAGATGAGCCACTTGAGTTTGTTCTTCATTGACTGCAGTACCATCAGGTAGAGAATCGTAGTGGTCTTACCTACGTTGTTATGCCCTAAAATGATATTGAAATTACCTCTTTTAAAACGGAGGTACTCGTCTAGTTTGTAATGCCCAAAGTCATAGCCTTGCTTGACCCTGTTCATACGAATGTTATCTATCCGACCCGTGAGGTCGGCATAGCTGACTTTAGCCATATGGTTTTGGTATTAAAAAAGGGGAGAGCATTGCCCTCCCCCTGATGTGAAACTTTTAATTAGAACGGAGACTCAGTGCTCTGCTCTTTGAGTGGGTTGGTATCGTTATCGAGTACCCAATCCTTAAAAGATTCTGCTAACCTCAATACATCAAGGTGGTTAGCATCCATACTTGCGGCAAACTCAGCGGCTGCCTTTAACGCTGTTTGACGTACAATAAGTACATCCTTTGAGGTAGTAGCCCCTCCGCCCGTTGAAGGGGCGGTGGCTACCTGCTGTGGTGCATTCGTTACCTGACCATCATACTGCGGATTAGCAGGCTTAATCTTAAACCAAGTCTTACCCGTTTTACTTTGCTTTGCCTCATCAAGGTAGTGGGCTGATTCGCCTACTACAAACTTGTTTTGATTCTCGTTAGTTGACGTATAGAGGCCAGAGTCTCCATTGTCAAATCTAACTCCATAGGTGTACATCATTCCGTACTGACCTTGTCTTGGTTCGCCTACAGGCTTCACCTCTTGAACTACTGCTGTTTTCATAGCATCTCTTTTATTGATTATTAAACTGATTCGAAATTAACAAAATTATTCATACAACGGCAATAAACGTTTAGCAATTTCTGCAACCACGTCAACCGTGACTGCATTGCCGCACTGCTTATAGCGTTGCGTATTACTCATTCTTTTGACTTCACCTTCGTACGATCCATATTCTGTATGGTTATCAGGGAAGCCCTGAAGCCGCTCACACTCTATCGGAGTAAGTCTTCTGATTTTGTACTCAGGTTCTACTACTGCCTGCTCGCATAAGGTGTCGAGGGTTTGCGCTTTCTGCTTACCCACTCGACCCCTGCGAGTAGTTGAGTTTATAGCAGTAAGGTTGATACTATCACCTGCACCTGCTTCCTCATAGCCACATTCCTTAGCACTCTTTACCCTAAGGAATTGGTCTGTATTGCCTCCGCCACCTGTAACTGAATGTAATGTGTTTGCCGTGTCTTTGTAGTTGCGATTAGTTACTTTCCCGTCTGAGGAACGGGTGTAACTAACCACCTCAGCAATCATATTCATTCCTCTATAGTTTCCTGCTGCGTG